CTAAAGCTATCTAGCTTAGCATTCTCAAGAGCTCTGGGTGGGCTACAGCAAGCTTTAGCTTGCTTCTTTAGGGATAAGCCCACATTCTCTAATCATTGCTTACAAGCCCCCCAGCTAGCAAGCAAGCATAACAATCAGCAAGCTGGAAGACAGGAGCTTGCTGCTTCTTAAGCTCGCTGGCTATCTACCCCGGCTAGCAACTCATAACAATCTAGCCTGCCTGATGGCTACGCCGGCTAGCTTCTTAAGCCTTGCTAGCAAGCTTGGCTTAGGCTGTTAAGGTAGCTAGCATAAAGGGGCTCGCGTTAAGAGCTCGCCCCCGCCAGCCTGAGGGCTGGGGCTCGGCTCGGCTGAGGCCTGCCTCGCGGGGCTCGCTGAGGCTCGCCCGCCTTGCTTGTGTCTTGTGTTGTATTATGCGATTACTGGGTTGTTGGTTTGTTTGTTTGTAGGTAGATGTTGAGAAAAAATCCTAGCTTAGCCACACATGAGCAGAGCTAGCTGTCATTTAGCAATAGTGAGCCCCCCCCCACCCCCTTGTTTCCTATGGAACTATTTGAAAGCAAACAGCTAAGCTTTGCTTTGCTAAGCTTTTTAGTAATGGGCTTCTGACTATGTTTAGAAATCTTTCTCCCTAAAAAAAAGAGGAGGTTGTTTAAATAGATTCCGTTCGTTTATGAATGTGCGAACGGATTGGGAATTAAGGGAAGGTTTTATAAAGAATAACTAACTAACTATCTTATGGCAGAAACAATAGAGGAGAGTTCGAGGATAGTGTATTTATTAAAAAAAATTGCATTTCTAGAAGGAATCGTCGAGGGGTTGTTGAAGTGATGGAAGTTGTTCATAAAAGCCAAGAATCGGTAAAAAAAATGATTAAGAATTGTGAAGGTAGACATGTGCAACAAGTAGCATATAGTTCTTATCACGATGCTTTAACACAAGTATGCTTCGGATGTAATAAGGTTAGAACATCATTAACAAAATTCGATATAAAGAAATTTGACAATGATTATGAGTATGATAAGGATGGGAATATTATTTGATGGTTGATCCAATGGCTTTAATCTGGATACTTTACAGTCTAGCAATCGGAGGATGTTTCTTATGAGAGCAGGACCTAAAGGACTCGGAGCAAAGAGTCGGAAGGCTGGAGGCTTGTTTGAGCTGAAGGTTAGAAAAAAGTTTGAAAAGAAAGGATGGATTATTGATAAGTTTTCCAATAACATTGATTTGGACGAAGGGAAATTTGTGGCTGCCAAAAACAAATACATTCCTGGAAGAGGATTAATGCCGGGGTTGGGATTTCCGGATTTTGTGATGTTCAAGATTGTAGGAGCCCCAATAGCAGAACAATACAAATTAGTATTTATTGAATGCAAACTAGACATCAAAAGATTAACAAAACTAGAGAAGCAGAAATTAGATTGGATGGTGAAGCAGGGGCATAGGTGTTTTACGGCGCATGATAATGATGGAGAAATCGAAATCAGAGAATTTTTGGAATACAAAGAACAGAAGAAAGTTCGTTGAGAAACGAATGAGGATGCGTTATGATGATTGGCAATGGAAGTATGCCGAACACTACGGAAACACAGCCGCGAGAATCGGGAGACAATCTGGGAAGTCGGAAGGGGAAGCTTTGAGGTTAGGATTGTTTTGTTTAAACTACGTGCCCCCGAAAGAGGGACTGCATTTGCTTATCACTGGAGGGGTTGAAAGGCAGGCATACGAACTCTATCAAAAATTAAGAAGATGGTTGGAAGCGGTTGCCCCATCCGCTATACAAGGAAAACCACAGGAGAAGAAATTGGTTTTGAAGTCTGGGTTAATCATTAGAGCATTGCCATGTGGAAGGGATGGTGCAGGGCTTAGGAACTATGCTGCTGCAAAGATTGCTGTTGATGAAGCACATTATGTGGAAGATGCGGTATTTGTTGCGATTGAGCCTATGTTGTTGACAACTATGGGAACTATGGATTTGATGAGTACGACTAGGGGGAATAAGGGAAGGTTTAGAGAAGCGTTTGAAAAAGATTCGGGATTTGAGACATTACATTTTAAGACTATGGAGGTTATTCAGAATAGAGAGATTTGCGATTCATGGACAGAAGCGCAGCGGGATTTTGCGATTGGATTTATTGAGAAGAAGCAAAAACAAATGACAAAGAACCAATTTAAACAAGAATTTGAGGCGGAGTTTTTGGACTCACTACAAGCATTTTTCCCAAGCAAACAAATATCACCTCTAATGGTACTAGACCCAAAAGAGCCAGAGGAATTTAAAAGATATGTTGAGGGTCAAGATGTTGCGGGTTGGGGAGTGGATGATGGTGCATACATTACGATGGAGATGATGCGGGATAATAAGATGGAGATGAGGGATATTTTAGTGACTGAGGAGACTAGCACCAGGGAGACGATTAAGATCATGCGGCAACGCCTCAAGAAGTGGAAACACAAACAATGGATTATGGATTCGGGAGCAGGTGGGGGAGGTGGTGCAATCTTCGACCTTCTGGTTGACGATAGAGAATTTAGAAATAAGATTGTGGGGATTAACAACGCATCCAAAACAGTCGACCACAAAAGCGGCCGTAAGAAGGCAATCATCAAAGAAGACCTATACAATAACGCCAAGAGAATGATGGAGGCAGGGGAGGTTTTGCTATTGAAGGATGATAGATTGTGGGAATCATTAACATCAATCCAGTTCGAATGGACGGACTCTGGAAACTTCCGAATCTTCGGAAGCAACTCACATTTGGCTGAGGCATTCATTAGGGCGTGCTGGTTCGTAAAATGCAAACAATTAAATATTATGGCTTTCTGTTGATTAGATGGCACACACTGGAATTTATGCAACTTCGGCAGAATGTATTTTTAAAATGGGGAAGGGTTACGATTCAGCAAACGTAGACGAAGATAGAATTAATGAATTATGTTTGCAAGTTCAAAGTTTTTGTAATGACTTAGGAAGACAAATTTTCGCAGTTGATTCTACTGCATTCACAGCACTAGACGCAGGGAAGAAATATTTATTGACAGAAATAACGTCTAATTTCTGTGGATTCTACGGAGCACAATATAGTTCAGCGGGATACGCTTCGCAGAGAGAACAAGAAAACATAATGAATACCTGTTGGGCACGATTTGTTCAATGTATAGGATTATTAAAAAATCAGGAGACTGTAACGTTTATTAAATAATGGCAGACACATTAATAGCAGGAAACACATTAGTTGAGAAAGAAAGTCGTAGTATAGGAGATGTGCCTATTGGAGGAGTAGTTGCATGGTTGGCTAATCTTGCAGGAGTTCCAAACCTTCCGAGTGGGTGGTTATTATGCGATGGTTCGACTGTAATTGATGCACTATCATCTATGAATGGGACTACAATACCAGACCTAAACGGAGATAATAAATTTTTGAGAGGCGCAGATACAGCGGGAGGAACTGGGGGAGCGGATTCAAACTCACATACTCATACAATCCCAGTCGGGTCAAGGTCGGATGTAGCAGTAACGGGAGCAATAACTTTTGTTACTGATGTAGGACCATCAACAAATTCAGCTTCGGCTAATGATAATAAACCGCCATACTACGATGTAGTTTGGATAATGAGGGTTCGCTAATGGCACACGACTTCGACCGATTCCCTGAACTGACGAACAACCAAATGAATCTCTACTATTTCGATTCACCACACCAACAAATCGCGGAAGACTTCGACGCTAAGGTTGCGAAGGTTCACGATGGCGACACAATAACGCTAGAGGTAGGATTCAGAGATTTCACTTTCCCGCTTCGAATGAGTAATTTGCTAGCGCCAGAGTTGAATGAGAAGGGCGGGGTGAGGAGTAGGGACAGACTGAGAGCATTGTTATTAGGAAAAACGATTGAGGTTATTGTTAATAAGGATAATCGCGTGGGGAAGTATGGGAGACTGTTAGGAGAGGTTAGAGAAAGTGGATTTGATATTGGGGAGCAAATGATTCAAGAAGGTTTCGCAGTTGCTTTAGATGAAGAACAACCAGGGGTTAAGGGTTTGATTTTGGGAGGAATAATTTAATGGGAGATGCTAAAGTTGACAGTATGGTTGCTGGGAGCAGTAATAACACAATCCCAAACTACTCTGTAGATTCTGCGCAGACAGACGGAGCGACAGGAAACGGAAATACAGATTATACAAATTCAGAATGGTCGAAGTGGTATGGTTATTTTGTGGCCATCCCAGAACTCAACGCAGCAATCAACGCCAAAGCTACATGGACTATTGGAAAGGGATTCAAAGCAGACCCTCAAACAGAAATGCTACTAGACACAATCAAGGGAAACGGGATGGACACATTCAACACAGTTTTGGAAAATGCAATAAGAACGTATTACATCGGCGGGGATGCTTATATGGAAATAACTAGAGACGACGAAGGAAACCTATTAAACCTTAAACCACTAGCGCCAGAATCAATAACAATCGTCGTCGGAGAGAATGGAATGCTTAAGAGATATGAACAAGTAAGCAAATTTGTAAATAAGGGGATTCTAAATAAGATTAAGAATTTTATTGGAAAGAAGAGTGTCGTGAGATTCCAACCCGAAGAAATGTTTCATTTAGCAAGAAACAGAGTGGCAGACCAGATCCACGGCGTTTCTGTGATTGCACCAGTAGAGAATATTATCTTAGCAAGGAATGAATCAATTAGCGATTATAAAATTGTAATGCACAATAACGTATTTCCTAGATGGAAATTCAAACTAAAGACAGACGACCCAGCAGAGATTGCAGCATATAAAATAAAGATGGATGCAGTGACACAAACAACAAGCCAAAACGTTTATGAGCCTTTTGACGTATCAGAATCCGAATTAATATCAGTTGCACCAAACGCAACACTAGATCCTAAAGCATGGATTGACCAACAAGGGAAATTCTTTTATGAGGCGGTTGGGACTCCTCAGATTATCATTGGTGGTTCCGGCGAGTTCACCGAGGCCTCAGCTAAAATCGCATATCTTGCTTGGCAACAGAACGTAGAGGAAGAACAACTTTTTATCGAAGAACAGGTATTATCACAACTAAATCTAGTGATTGAGTTGGAGTTTCCTGCATCTTTGGAGAATGAGTTGTTATCTGATAAAGCAAAGGATGGACCAGAGAACATTGATGCTTCGGAAACAACAGCGGGGTCGGGACAATAGGAACAATAAAAGAAAGATTATCTGTTGTTGAGACTAAGGTTGCAGGGATGTCTCAAGTTCTTTGGATTCTAGTGGCGGCGAATCTTGCGCAAGTGGGGGTTAGAATATTGTGAGGAAAAAGAAAACTCCGAAGGAAGTTAGAAAAAGCATTGAAAGACAAAAACGACTAGGAGAAGAATCGAGAGCAAAAAAGACAGCGAAAGTAAAAAAGAGTGTGGAAAGACAAAGGTCGAAGAAAAAACAAAAAGAAGCGGGAACATTAAAACAAGGAAGACCAACACCAGAAACGATAGTCTTGAAAGAAAAAGAAAAACTCTTGCCGTCGGGATTAACAAAAGAGGAAGGAACGAGGCAAGCAGAGGCGGCGTTTAAGAAACCATTTACGGACCCAGTGGGATTCGCTAAGGATGTTGTTAATCCATCAAACCTAATCGAAACACTACCCCTCGCAATCGGGGCAGGATTTAGTGGGGCTGGGGGAGCGGTTGCAGGAGAGGCTGTTGCTGGTGAGGCTGCGGCTGGGGCGGTAATTAAAGTATCTCCTAAAGTGATACAAGGAATAAGAACAAGACTGGCACTAACAAAATTCGGGCAAGGCGGGGGAACTAGAGTAATACCAGGGCAAGAAATATTACATACTGGAAAAAATGCAGTATTGAAAAACACATTCAAAACAAACTCAAAAACACAGGGACTAACGCAGTCAATGTTTGGAAAAATTGGACTAACGATTCCATCAGCAAGTATATTATTAGGAGCAATAGGTTCATACCCATTCGCAGGATTCATAAAAGAGGAGGCACTACAAACACTATCATTCGGGACGAAGGTTGCGATAGATTCTGGGGACCTAGACGGAGCACAAGCATCAATCGACCAAATAAATGAAGTCCTTAATCCAACAGCAATAGAGAAATTAATTGGAACAATACCTTACGTCAATGTAGTGAAACAATTATTGGACTTCTTTGAGGCTGCTGCAACAAAGAACACAGCAGACCAAAAAGCACTGGATAAGAAAAGAAAAATTGCAGAAGGAGAGATTGAAAGTGATTTTGCTAGGGAGCGTAGAGTATCGGACGAGGCGGCATTTGAAAGGAAGAGAGAATTTGGCGAGGAAGAAAGCGCAAGGTTTGAGGGGATAAGGGAAGAGGGTGAAGCAAGGGATGCAGAGGCAGCAGAAAGAAAAACAGCAGACAGGGAAGCTGAGTCACAAAGATTCGAACAAATTGAGGCTGATAGGACGGCGGCAGCGAATGAGGAGAAGAGATTGAATAGTATATATTTCCAATTATTGAGAGATAAGAAATTCGATGAAGCTGAGGAATTTAGGATAACAAATTTTCCAACATAGAAACATTTATAAAGAATAACTAACTAACTATTACATGACAAATGAAAATAAGAATGATGATAACAAAGCGGGAACGGAAACTGATTCTAATTCTAAGACTGATATGGAAAATGTTAAGACTGACAGGGAAGCACTCAAAGCAGAGAACGACGCATACGAAGCGGAGATGCTAAGAGCAGAACAATTAAGAGCAACAAAACAAAAAGGTGGGAAATCATCTGCCGGACAAAAACAAACAACACCAGAAGAGGAACTCCAAAAACAAGCAGAAGAGGAAGCAAAGGAGATTGTAGATGCCTTCCGCTAAAGAAAAAGCCGCAGTATTGGATGATGGAAACGCTTTGATTGAAATGTATAAAGCGGGATTCCTAGACGGATACAAAGTCAAGAAACAAGTACGAAGCAACAAGGATTATAATATACTTAACGGATTCTACAAAAAAGCATTTATTAAAAGATTCGAGAAAAAGATTAATAAGGAAATGAAGAAATTAAAGAAGGGAAAGAAATAATGCACTTATATTTATACGCCAGAGGAAAATTTGAACAGGTAGAATTATGGAAATGTTTGGCACAAGCTGCCTTTTGGAAGTTAAGAAGAATTAACAACAAGACAGGGAAGGAAGAAATAATTTTGGTGCAAGGAGCATTAAGACCGTCAGTCTTAGGAGCATTCGAATACGTCTTCCCAAAAGAAGCACTAGCAGAAGTTTGTAGTTTCTTCGGTATTAAGAAAAATGATAGTTATGGATTTGGAAAGATTGGATTGGAAACAAGACACTTCGCCATGAGGAAAATATTTGGAG